CTTACAACCTATCAAAGCAGAGCGTGAAAGACTAAAGGTAAACAAGAAGAAGCAGTGGAAGCCTAGAATGGTATTTACTATTGGCAACCATGAGCAAAGGATTGAAAGAGCCATAGAAGATAACGCTATGCTAGAAGATACCATAGGCTACCATGACCTTAACCTAGATGATTGGGAAGTAGCTGACTTCTTACAGCCTGTTATAATAGAAGGTGTAGCTTTCTCTCATTACTTTACTACTGGTGTTATGGGTAGACCTGTGACCAGTGCTAGGGCTATGCTCACTAAAAAGATGATGTCCTGTGTGATGGGTCATGTACAAGATAGGGATATAGCTTATGGTAAACGAGCAGACAACGCTAGATTAACAGGATTGTTTGCTGGTATGTACACACAGCATGATGAAGGATATTTAGGTAATCAAGGTAACAGTTCTTGGAAAGGTATCTGGATGTTAAACGAAGTAGAGAATGGTAGCTTTGATGAATTACCTGTATCACTTAATTATTTAAAAAATAAGTATGGAGGATAAAATGACTAAGGTGGTTAAAGGTGTTAGCAACTTTCAATGGGGTGGAGATCACTATAGAAAATTACCTATTCAAGTATGGGATTTTATTGCTGCTAACAAACTAGATTACTTCCAAGGTAATGTAGTGAAGTATGTATCAAGATACAAAGAGAAAAATGGCTTAGAAGATTTAAGAAAAGCTCAACACTATATAGCTAAAATTATTGAAAACGAATATACAGAGGAAAAAATATGAACCAGTACCAACAGTACATAGCCCTATCAAGATACGCAAGATGGATACCAGAACTAAACAGAAGGGAGACTTGGAAAGAAACAGTTGATAGATACATGACTAATGTTGTATCTGATAAGGTAAGTAAAGATACTTACAAGCAACTAGAAGATGCAATCTATAACCTCAATGTCATGCCAAGTATGCGAGCAATGATGACTGCTGGTCAAGCAATGGAACGAGATAACACTTGTGCTTACAACTGTAGCTACCTAGCAGTAGATGACCCTAAATGTTTTGATGAAGCAATGTTTATCTTATTGTGTGGCACTGGTGTAGGTTTCAGTGTTGAGCGTCAGTACATTAGTAAACTACCAGAAGTACCAGATGAGCTATACAAGAGCGATACTACCATAGTGGTTAGTGATAGTAAGGAAGGGTGGGCTAAAGCCCTCAGACAGCTAATCTCGTTGCTCTATGCAGGTGAGATACCTAAGTGGGATACACACAAAGTAAGACCAGCAGGTGTTAAGTTAAAAACATTTGGTGGTAGGGCATCTGGTCCAGAACCATTAGAGGATTTGTTTACCTTTACTTGTGAAACATTTGTAGCAGCAAAAGGTAAGAAGCTATCTAGTATTCAATCTCATGACTTGATGTGTAAGATTGGAGAAGTGGTAGTAGTAGGTGGTGTTCGTAGGTCAGCTATGATCTCCTTGTCTAATTTATCTGATGATAGAATGCGTCATGCTAAATCAGGCGATTGGTTTGTCTTAGATCCACAACGAGGATTAGCTAATAACTCTGTATCGTACACAGAGAAACCTGATATGGAAACCTTCTTGCGTGAGTGGACTGCCCTGGTAGAATCTAAGTCTGGTGAGCGTGGTATCTTCTCTCGTGTTGCATCTAAGAATCAAGCAGCTAAGAATGGTAGACGAGAGCCTGACCATGAGTTTGGTACTAACCCTTGCTCTGAGATTATTTTAAGACCTAATCAGTTCTGTAACTTAACAGAGGTTGTAGTTAGAAATGATGATGACCTTGATACCTTAATTAACAAGACAAGACTAGCTACCATCTTAGGTACAATACAAGCTACCTATACTAAGTTCCCTTACCTAAGAAAGATATGGCAACGAAACACAGAAGAAGAGAGATTGCTTGGTGTTAGTATGACAGGGATTATGGATAACAAGTTAGTATCTACAGGTAAAGATGCTAAAGAAATATTGGAGCAACTAAGAGATGTTTCTATACAGACTAATAAAGAATTTAGTAAAAGATTGGGGATTCCACAATCTGCTGCTATTACTTGTGTTAAGCCCTCTGGTACTGTTAGCCAACTCGTTGATGCTAGTAGCGGGATTCATACTAGACATAGCCAGTTTTATATACGGACAGTTAGAGGTGACAACAAAGACCCGCTCACGAGATTCTTAATAGACAGTGGTGTACCAGCAGAACCTTGTGTAATGAAACCTGATACTACTACTGTGTTTAGCTTTCCTACTAAAGCACCTAAAGGTTGTGTTACTAGAGATGACTTAAATGCTATTGAACAACTAGAAGTATGGTTGATGTATCAAAGACATTGGTGTGAGCATAAGCCCTCAGTTACTATTACAGTAAGAGAGCATGAGTGGCTAGAAGTAGGAGCATGGGTGTTTAAAAACTTTGATGAAATGAGTGGTGTATCATTCCTTCCTCACAGTGACCACTCGTACAAACAAGCACCTTATCAAGAGATAGAGCAAGACGAATACAAAGAACTTAATAAGTTGATGCCTAAAGATATTGATTGGGAAAAACTATCTGAGTATGAAGTAGAAGATACTACTGTTGGTTCACAAACTTTAGCCTGTTCTGGTGATAGTTGTGAGGTTGTAGATATAGGGGCATAAAGAAAGGGGGCAATTAAGCCCCCTCTTTTTTTTACTTACTTTCTTGGTTTTCTTTTTTTCTTTTTCTTGACAGGTGTTCCATACATTTTCATAATTACACACTCCTTTTGGCTTTTAGTTTAGCTTTCTTACTTAGGTCTTTAAAATGAAATAACTTCTGTGAAGTTTTAGTATGACTTTTATTACTGTGTAAATCACCATTAGGCATCTTGTGTGTATTACCTGTAAATAAAGTACCATCTTTTTTATAATGTTTAATACCCTTCATACTGTTGTTTTCCTTTTCTTTTTAGGAAAACCAGCTTTCATATTTGCAAAAGCCGCAGGTGAGATTGTTGATTTCTTTTTAGATCTGCTTGTACCTTTCTTTTTTCTTGCGTTAATATTAGCGTACAATCCCCTAGTCATATAAACTCCTTATTATTACCATTTAGTTTTGTTAGCCCAGTAAGCTGCTGAACACTTACCTTTGGCTATGTTTTTAGCGTGTCTAGCTTTAAATGATTTGCGTTTAGCTTTCATTCTAGCAGACTCACCAGCTTTAGGTTTACCAGCAGTCTTAGCACCTTGTTGTCCAAACCTAATAGTCTTAGGCTTACCATCACACATAGCTACAACTACATGAGATTTAGTAGGGTGGTTGGGTGTACGCTTTGGTTTGTTATAACCTGATACACCTATTCTTTTTAAGATAGAATCTTTTGGCATTATTGTTCCTCAACACCTTCTTTATTTTTTTCAACTTCTTTTAATAATTCTAACACTGCTGCTCTATCTAGTTTTAATTGTTTAATTATTTTTGCTGATGTTTCAATACGAATAGCTTTGTCTATACCAAGAATTGTTTTTCCAAGTAGTTTTTTAGTTCCTGGGCTAGCAATTAATTTTCCAGAAGCATTATAAAACATTTTAATACCAGCAGCCCCAACTATATAAGGTAAAATACCTAAGTATTTAGCACCACCTAATCCGCCTAATAACATACTTGTTGTTGCAACTTGAGCTCCAAGATTAACTGGCAAATTTATATTGTAATTTCTTTTTAACGAACTAGCTATTTGAAGCATTTTAGAAGAACCTTCTTCTGCTATTTTTTCATAAATTGGTTTTAGTCCAGTATCGTCAAATAAATGAAATTGATCTCTAAGTTTTCTTTTAATTTCAGCTTGAGGCACAGCGTTTTCTAAAATATTATTTATGTTTTTTCTAAAAGCTAAAGTAAAGGTGTTTATTAGTGCTTGTTTTTCATCAACACCTATTGGTTTTAAAGCCCCCTCTCCATAAATCTTTTTAATAAAATTATCTGCTTCTTTTCTACTTGCATAAACAACACTTGGATTAGTTGTTTTTCCAGACAACATTATTTTTTCAATTTGATCTTTTAAACCACTAATACCTTTTAAAATATTTTCTGGGTTATCAGCTATTTTTGCAATAGGGCTTTGTGCAACTTCATCAAACGCTTGCTCTAATGCTTCTTTAATATCAAATGTTGTTATAGGAGATGTAATATTAGTAGTTGCAGAAACAGTTTTGCCTGTTGTTTTTTGATCTTTAAAAGAAACTTTTTTATCATATTTTTTTAAATCTTGTTCTATTTCTTTACCTAAATTGTTTCTATAGCGTACTAATTTATCTCTAACAGTTACACCACTATCTTTTTTATTAATATCTGTTTTTGTTAATGTTTCTATAATACCTTTTTCTAAACTATTTGGAACACCAAATCTGTTGGGTTTAAAAGGGTTTAAAGTTCTTTTTTCTTCAACATTTTTTGGATCTGGTTTTAAAGGTAAAGTCCAAAAAGTAGCAACTCTTTCTTTTTCGTCTTTTGCTTTTTGTGCTGATTGTGAAACACCTTTTTGAAATAAATCTTCTCCAAATTTTTTTAAACTAATTTTGTTAATTCTTTCTTCTGTACTAGGAGTTTTATTAATTTTTGATCCAAAAACATTAGTGTTTTTAGGTGTTGGAGAAAACAACCCTCCTAAATTAATTAAAGACCTTAGTTTTAAAGCTATTACTGGCTGTGTTTTTTCAAACTCTTTATAGGCTTTATAGGCTGTGTCACCACCTTGTGACAGTAAAGGAAGTAATCGTTGTCCTGTAGGACTATTTTGCAAATATTCCCAAGAATCAGTAATATCTTTTTTTACAGCATCGGTTGCTTCTTCTGGAAATAAGTAATGAACAGTATCATAAAGACCTTGTCCAAATATTTGTAAGCCTTCTCCTGCAATATCCCAAGCCATTCCAGCTTGGTTTCCAGCTTCAGAAAAAGCAAGACCTAACAAATCGCCTTTTTCAAGCATATATAATTGAGCTTTTTTAGCTTTTTCTCGTCTGTTAATATTGTCTTGTGTAATGTTTGCAACTGAAGAAACTGTTTTATCAACAAGTTGTTCGTCTATAGCTGTTTTTGGTTTTTGAATATTTTGTTGATTATCATATGCTGTTTTTTCTTCTGGAGTCATTAAAAATGAAAATGGTTTAAAATTTGACTTGTTTAAATCTAAAGTTTCAGTATTAGTATTATTATTTATACTTTCAACTTGTTCTACAGAATCTGTAGATTGATCTAAGTCTTTATCTATATTTTCATCAAATACCATAAAAGATGGTGGTTTAAATGTCATAATAAAATAACCTTTTTATTTTAATAAATTTTATTATTTAGCTGCTTGATATAAGTCAAAACTATTTCTTACACGATTAATATCTTCTTTTGTTTCTGCTCCAGAAGATTTAATAAAAGATTGTATTAATCCTTCTGTTACTGCTTTACCACGAAAACGAGGGTCTTTAAAAGTATAAATTGCTTCGTTAGTTGATTGTGCTACCCTACTTGCTTTTGGTAAACTCATAATTACTTCGTCTGCAAAATTGTCGGGAGCTATTCGTTCACCATTTTTATCAAGTTGAGAAGAAGTGTAGCTAACATAATCAGCAGCAACCTCTACTGCACCAATAACATCTTTCGCCTTTAATGCTGCTACAACTTTTGGAGCAAATTCCTGTGCAAAAAAAGTTTCCATTTCCTCAACAGTAGTAAAATCTACAGTAGGCATTAAAGTTTCTGATAGTTGCTTTGCATCTAAATCAGTAACAGGTGCTAGTTTTCTAGCTACATCTAATACTCTAGCAGTTACAAATCTTTTTATTCTGCCTTGCAGGATAATTCCTTCTGAATTTTCTTTTTTCCACTCAGGACTTTGTGTGTTAAAAAAATCTGAAAAAGAATCTTTTAAAACTGTTTCTCCTTTAACAGTTCTTTGATCCAAAAAACCAATAACATCGTTTAAAGCTGAACTAAAGAAAATGTTTACACCTTCTTTTATTGCTGCTCTAGCCGTTTCTGTAGCATCTATTCCTGCTTGTCTTTGTTCTGTGGTAGTAGCAGTTTTTGTTGAAAGAATAACTTGTCTTTCATCATCAGGTATTCCTATACCAGTGCGATAAAAAATATCTTCTGTTTTCATTCCGCCAAACCTATCAAGACCTATATTTTGAGTAGACACTGTTCCTTTTGACCCTTCACCAATAAGTTTAGATAATTCTTTTTCTGGAATACTTGGGTTATTTAGTATATAGCTACCAACAGCACCACCGATACTTTTACCTAACTTTTTTCTTGACTCAATAAACTCTATTCGTGTAACTTCATCATCTAATTTTTTTTGTTCTTCAACTTTTTTGTCTATATCTTTTTTTATTGCATCCTCGTAAATTTTTATTTTTGTTGTAATATTTTCGTTAGGTATTCTTTTAAGAATTTTAGAAAATTTATTACCTTTTCCAAGTTCACCTATTAACTCTTCAGCTAGAATATCAGATGTTGCTTGTTTATTTAATTTTTTTTGTTCTTCATCTAGTCTTTGTTGATCTAACACAGCTTGGTTTAAATCTTGTTGGTGCATTTTTTCAGCTAGTATATTAAGTTTTGATGAATCATTATAATTACCTTTTTCTGCTTCAAATAAGGCTTGTGCAGAAATAAATTCTTTTGAACCAGGATTATAACCTTCTTTAATAAGTTCGTTAGAAAAAGCATCTCTTTCTTGAGCAAGTTCCTTTTCAGGATCACCATAAAAATATTCTTTTATTTTTCTACCAGCTAACATTCCAAGAGGAACACCAATAGCAGCAGCTTGTCGTTCTTGTTTAGTATCACCACCATAATTTTTCAAAAAACTAGCAGTTTGTTGTTGATTTAATAATTGTCTTTGTCTAGTAAGGTCTTGAACACTTTGACCAAACAAATCTTTAATCATACCAGCCATTATTTAATCCTCGAATAATTTACTTGTAAATAACCATCTGGGTGCATACTAACTGCTTCTGGAAACACTTCCATTGCTTCTTGAGCTATTACCCCAAAAGTTATTTGGTTTCCTACAAACTGTTTAGCTTCTTCTTTCCAATCCCAGAAATAAGTATTAAGACCACTAGCAAGTTTACCTACTTTTCTAATATTAGTTTTAAGTTTTCTGTCACTACCACCACTAGGTGCAGGTTTACCAATATTTTGAGAAGCCCCAGAAACAGCAGCTAATAACAAATCTTGGAAGAAACTGTTACCTGCTTGTTGTCCAGCTTGTGCTAGTTGTGCACCTGCTCCAGCAGAAGCTGATTGTGCGGCAGACCTAGCTTGTTCAATACTAAGCCCAGCATTAACAAGAGATTGCTCAATATCAGCAACAGCACCATAAGTACCAAACGCACCTTGAAAACCACTAAGTAAATTAGCAAGTTGTTGTTGACCAGTTGCTAAATTAGTTTGATAACCACCAAGAGCTTGTTCATAAGCTTGTTGTTGCTCTTGTTGTGCTTGTGTTCTAGCACCAGAGCTTAATTCAGATAAAACTCTTGCTTGTGCTAAACCTAATCCATAAGCATCTGGATTAACCATACCAGTTCCAGCACCTGCTGTTTCACCTGCTAGTTGTAATCCTAATCTACCACTACCAAACAAATTAGATTGTAGTTGTTGTCTTTGTTGAGCAAACTCAGGTTGAAGTAGTGCAGACTGTGTTCTAAATATATCAGCAGCTCTTTGTTCACCATCATCAACACCACCAAACATTGATAACTCTTTACCAGCCTCACCTAAATATTGTTCTAAGTAAGGTTGTGAGTAGCTTAATGCACTTTGTTGTAAAGAAGTAAGGGCAGGATCTATATCAGAACTAACATTAAAAGCATCACCACTGGGTGTGCCAGTAGTAGTACCTAAAGAGCTAGTATAAGTATAGGGTTTAAACTGTGCTGCTGCATAAGGTTTTGCTGGTTTAGCTTTTTTACTTCCAAAAATACTACCCATTGTTACTCACTCCCTCTAACAAATATCTCTCGTTGTTTACCAAAATCATCTTGTATAACTCCATAATATTTAAATCCGTATATGTTTAAAAACTTTGTGTGTTTTGCATCATTAATTAAATGTTCTGCATAAATAGGTCTGTTGTTTTGTTTTAATAAAAACTCTAAACAAACTTCCATTTTTTTTCTTGTACTCTTTAACCATTTATAAACATCACAGTGTATAATTAAATATTGTTCGTATTCTTCTAAGTACAAAGTAAAAGCCTTGTCCTTTACTACAGGAACTTTATCCATACTATATTAGTCCTCTTGGACTCACTACGCAGTACGCTTCCACATATAAACTGTTATGTAGGGTTGGTAGTTAGTGTCAGTAGCACTTACACCTTCTGTGCTGTTAGCAACAGTAATACCTGTTACTGCTGAACTAGTGTCATTAGTCATACTATAAGTTTCATCACCATTAAAATCATCTGTCGATACGCCTCCCCCTGGTCTATAAACACCACCATGAACGTGACCACCATCAGTAACAGTAGCAGTATGAGTGTGTGACACAAGAATAGAATCAGCACTACCACCTGTTTCTTCAACAGTATCAAACAGTGCATTACCACCATCTAAACCAACCATTACTCTACCAGCACCAAAAGCAGCCCATGTACCAAAACCTAATAAAGTGGC